TGGATAGAATCAATGTCCGTCGATTGATGATTTATCTTAAGAAAACAATTGGTCAAATTGCTGATACTATTCTTTTTGATCAAAATGTTATGCAAACTTGGTTAAGATTTAGAGGCGAAGCTGATCGAGTCCTTGGACAAGTTCAAGCAAGACTTGGTATTACTGAATATAAATTAATATTGGATGAGACTACAACCACTCCAGACCTTATTGATCGAAACATTCTTTATGCAAAGGTATTTGTCAAGCCTGCTCGGGCTATCGAGTATATTGTGGTTGACTTTATTATCACCCGCACTGGTGTAGAATTTTAATTGACTACTAATTAAAATATTATAGGAGAAATTTATAAATGTCATTCTGGACTAAAACATCACTAGAGCCCAAAAGGCAATATCGATTTAGGTTAACCATAGAAAAGGTTGAAGGGTCGAGCGCTATTTGGTATGCAAAAAAGGTTACAATCCCATCTTTTACAGTTGGAGAGATTAAACATTCTTTTGTCGATAAGACTTTTTACTTCCCCGGAAGAGTTGAATGGAACGCAGTTGAGGCCACATTGGTTGACCCTGTACAGCCTGATGCAGTACACATGACAAACAAGATCCTAGCAGCTTCTGGATATTTTGTACCTGCTAACGCTTCTGATGATGCACAATGGGGATCGATGTCTAAATCTGAGGCGGCAGGCCAAGCCATTGGGTATGTTTATATTGATATTATTGATCAAGACGGTAAAATGCTTGAACGATGGCAGTTAAACAATCCTTTTGTCAAGTCAGCCAAGTACGGAGACGTTTCTTATGATGCCGATGAATTAAGAGAAATCACACTTGAGTTTAGATATGACTGGGCCACTTGCTTGATAAGTTCAGAACACCCAGATCAAAACGCCCGAAGCGCAGAGCACTTCAAACAAACTCCATCCAAAGGTAAGGAAGAGGCAAAGGCAAAATCAAAAGTTGGAAATTAAAAGTAGCAACTAGGAGATAACTAATGGCTTTTTGGTCAGCCGGTTTTGAAGCAGTCAAACAGTTTCAGTTTCGGATCTTCATTGGAGGTCTTGGAGGATATCTTTGGAAAGCAAAACGAGTCACTCTTCCATCTTTTGAAATTGGTGAAGAGTTATATCAATTAGTTAACCAAAGATTTAAGTATGCGGGCATATTAACTTGGAATGATGTAACATTTACTGTCGTTGAAGACGGTAATGCCGCTCAAGAAGTTATGAGCTTTCTCGCCGCTGCCGGGTATGCATGTCCGGGAGAAACTTGTTCCTCTGGTATTTCAAGGGATGTAATGTCTGCGACTCCAATGATAATCCAGCAGCTAGATCCCAACGGAACGCCAAAACAAAATTTTGAACTTCAAAATTGGTGGATTAAGTCTGTTAACTTTGGTGACATGGGGTATGAAAACGATGGTTTTGTTGATGTTGAGTTTACAATTGGATATGATTGCGCAATAATCGGCGACCGAGCAAGTTTAACTGGTGGTGGGTAAATTTTTACATACCAAATAAAAAACAATTTAATTTAAAAAAGAGGTGAAAATTGAGAAATAACGAAGATAGGACTGGAGCTAAAGAAAGTCCTGATGTAGCCGCAGCAGTTGAGGCAGCGGCACCAACAGAAAAGGCTTCATCTCCATTGGAGTTTGTGACTCCAACGGATTTTGTAGAGCTTCCTTCACAAGGAAAAGGGTATCCTGACGGACACCCTCTAAAAAATAAAGATGTCATTGAGATCAAATATATGACTGCCAAAGAAGAGGATATTCTTACTTCACAATCCCTGTTGAAGAAGAACCTTGCATTGGAAAGGTTTTTGGAAAGTGTCATTGTAGACAAAAATATAAGCCCGAAAGCAATGCTAGTCGGTGATCGAAATGCAGTGCTTATTGCCGCCAGATCATCAGGTTATGGTAATTTGTATGAAACTCAAGTGGCATGCCCTGCATGTGGAGAAAAATCTCCCCAAGTGTTTGATTTGAACAAACCTACAATTTGGCACGGCGACACTTCAAACGAAAATATAGTTGCCACCGGCGCCGGCACATATATGATAAAAGTACCAGCTTCGGGCTTTGATGTTGAAGTAAAACTACTAACAGGTAAAGATGAGAATAATATTACTCATAGACAAAATGTCGAAAAAAGAAATAAGATGCCAGAAAAGAACATGTCAATACAATATAGAAGTATGATAGTTTCCGTTGAGGGGCATAGTGACCATCGTGTCATAGATCATTTTATGAGACATGCCCCTGCAAAAGATATGAGAGCCCTTCGCAACGCATATAAAGTTATATCTCCAGATATAAAGATAATGAAACATTTTGAGTGTCCGTCCTGTGACCATGTACAGGAATTGGAGGTTCCGTTTGGCGCGGACTTTTTTTGGCCTGACGCCTGATTACATGGAAGCTGTTTATGAACAGTTCTTCCAACTAAAACATCATGGCGGTTGGTCATTCATTGAGCTTTATAACTTGCCTGTTGGCTTGAGAACGTGGTGGATGCAACGATTGAAAAAACACTACGATGATGAGAAAGCTGAGTATGATAAAGCAAAAAGAAGTTCTAGATAATTAATGCCCGAGAGGGCATTTTTTTTATCTAACTAATTATATTATAAAGAGGGATGTCAAGTGATAATAGACTTTACAAAGAAGGGAGATCTCCTGACCGAGGATTATCTTCAAGCCGTAGGTGCGTGGACTAAATTTATGATGGGTCGTATGTATGGAGACGATTTTAAAATGGTCGGTGTTTCAGACCCTAAAAAATATTCATACATAGAGGAGGACTGCGAAGATCCACCTCAGCCTGATTCAGAATTTATAATCAGAGGAAAATATAGAGATGTTAAGGCTTATGCCGTAGCTATTGGTCGAGAAAAAGATTATATTGTTGCTTCCGCAGAGTATGGACCAGATCACCCAATAACAGTCAAGGCAAAAGCAGAGCTAGATCAAGCAACAAATCAATTTGAAAGATTGACGGGCATTCAGTGGCCGTTTAAATAAGAGGGTTTATAGGTGGCAGATAATAAAAAATTAGAAAAACTGTTACAAGATCTCTATAAAGAGATGACGAAAGGCGGTGCAAAAGATGATGAAGGAGGAGGAGATGTATCTGCTCCCGGCGGCGGCCTATCGCTTACAGCCTCCGACCCCCAAAAGCAAGCAGCTTATGACGCCGAGAGGCTTAGAAGTAACATTGCCCTCAACGATTCGATGTTGGATTCAGTTGCTGTATATGAGGACCTCAAAAAGCTTGAGGATTCAAGACACCAAATGATGCAAATGCTTACTGACGAGTCTTTGAATTTGGATGATGCACAAAAAGAGCAATTAAGAAATGAAATCAACCAGACCGATCAAGTTTTAGAGCAGAAAGCCGCACTTATTGAAAAATGGGATAAGTTAACAGTTGGACAAAGAAAGGCTGCCCAAGCTTCTGATAAGTTCTGGCTTGGTACTTTAAAATACATTGGCCTCGGAACTAAAGCCCAAGATACTTTTACTGGAAAATTTGTGTCTATGTTGAATGGATTCAAGGGCAAGAACCATGGTGCAGAATTTTTTAAATCTATGGGCCGAACGATGCTTAACCTACCATTGGCCCTGTTGGATTCAATTATTAAAGGGATGATTGACATGGCAAAGGCCACCGACGAAGCTCAATCTAAGTTTTCAAAAGCAACAGGGTTCGGAAATAGATTCAATAAAACAATTTCAGATTCCACATTTGAACTAAGAGGCTTTGGAGTTAGTGCTGGACAGTTTGGAGATGCTTTGATGGCTGTTACAAACAATATGTCAAATTTTGGTATGATGACAGAAGCCTCTCAAAAGTCCACAGCCCAGTTGGTTGCCAAATTGGGCCAAATTGGTGTTTCCGCTGATAACGCCGCCCGCAGTATAGACTTTTTCAAAACAGAGATGGGAGCTTCCATTGAAGAAGCCCAAGCTTTAACAACGCAGATTACAATGTTCGGAGCAGAAACAGGTTATGGCGCAGAAAGAATGGTCAAGGGCTTCGCTGCTGCCATGCCCAAATTGGCTGTATACGGTAAAAAAGTTGCCGTTCAAGTATTTAAGAAAATAGGAGCGGCGGCAGCAGCATCCGGCGCATCAATTGAGTCTTTGATGAACATGGCAAAAGGTTTTGATACTTTTGAAGGTGCCGCTGAATCTGCTGGTAAGTTAAACGCTATTCTCGGCGGTCAACTAAGTGCAACAGAGTTGTTGCGCATGGAAGAGGGTGAAAGGATTGAGACCATAATCCAACAAATCCAAATGGGTGGTCGCCAATGGAAAGACATGGGTAAATTTGAAAAAATGGCGATTGCTAACGCTGCTGGCATTACTGATATGAATGAAGCCAATAAGATTTTTGGAATGAGTTTTAAAGATTACAAAAAACATCAGAAAAAGATGGATAAACAGGCAAAGGCCCAAGAAAAGTTAAATGAAGCCATTGACAAATCAAAGAGTATTGTTGACCAACTAAAAATAGCTTTAGCTGAAATGTTTACTAAAGATGGTCAAGATTTTATAAACTGGCTTAAAGAAACAATCCCAATTGTAATTAACTTTATTAAAGAAAACAAAGATCTGATCTGGACCTTTATCAAATTTCGTGTGGCAGCATCGGTGCTAATGCCTATAATATCTATTATTGGTGGACTTATCCCGATACTCACCGGCGCCTTCGGCGCTCTAAAACTTGTTGGTGGAGGTGTCGTCTCAATGTTTACGGGTGCCGGTGGTGCATTGTCGAAGCTTGGAAAGGGTTTAATGTCTGGGATGAGGTCCATGGGCAATTTTATAAAGGAATTGATATTCGGCACCGGCGCGACAACAGCAGACACTGTTCAAAAAGAACTTAACACACAGTCAAACAATAAAAATGCTCTATCTACCCAAACCGCCGGAAACGCTGCGAAGTTCTCCGCAAAGGGCTTTATGGCTTTGGGTCTTGGTTTATTGCTTGTCGGTGCTGGTATTTATCTTGCTGCAACAGGCATGGGCAACTTTGTCGCCGCATGGTCTGGTCTTAATACGGGCCAAATGATAGCAGCAGGTTTGGGCTTGATCGGTTTTGCTGTTGGATTGTATTTTTTAATTCCCGCGCTTATTGCTTCCGCGCCCGCCACGGCTCTTGCATCGTGGGGTCTATTAGCATTGGGGGCCGCCATTATGATGGTGGGTATTGGAGTTTACCTTGCAGCAACTGGGTTTGCCAATATAATGAAAGCGGTTGTTGGACTGACGAAAGTTGGATTTAAGGGTGTAGCGGTCTTTGCTGCCTTCACTCTCACATTTGCTGCTCTTGCTTTGGCGATTTGGGCGTTTGCGACATCATCTCTCCCCGGCGCGGCAGCATTGATGTCTCTTGGTGCAGCAGCATATGCCAATGTTCTTCCAATTATGGGCATTGGAGTTGCTGCTATGTTTATGGGCTTGGGTATAATGTTTGTTACCAAAGGTTTAGCAAAATTGATGAAATCTTTCAAAGGCGTTGGCCCAGAAGTTTCACAAGTTGCTCTCGCATTTTCCGCTTTCGCGGTTGCGCTTGCGGCTCTTGCAATGGCGGCTTTTGCCTTGGGTAATCCAATTTCTCTTATGGGTATAGGTGCTACAATTATGTTGGTTTTGGCAACAGCTAAGAAAACAGAAGCAATGGCAAAATATGTTAAGGCTCAAAATGAATGGTCAAAGGGCATAGAAAGGGTCATGGGACTTATGACCCGGATTGATATGATGTCAATTCAAATGAATTTTATGGCCATCGCC